TTAGAGGGCTCGGGCCCTGAAGGCTCGGGCCTCGGGCCCTCGCCGATCGGTATCCAAGCACCATTTGACGGTATCCAAGCACCTAACGGTATGGGGGTAGCCGGGGGGCGACCCGAAAACGGGGCCCCCGCTGCGCCGGTAACTGGGACCCCCAACAGTGGCGCGCGCACCAGTCCATCAGGGCCCCGGGGCCCGGGCCCCACCCCCACCGGGGGGACCAAAACAAAACGGGTCCCCCCAGAACGTGTAAGTACCCTTAAAAATTCGGGGGATTACCCCCCTATGGAGGACCTGTTTTGAAAGTCATTACGGGGTTCAAGCCCCAGCGAGGGCCCCAGCACCACTTCCTGACCTGCCCTGCCGATATCGTCGTCTACGGCGGTGCGCGCGGCGGCGGAAAATCCTTCGCCTCCCTCGGCGAGTTCTGGTGCCACGCCGAGGACTGGCGGAGTGCCGCAAAGGGATTAATGCTCCGAAGGAGCCGGGAGGACCTCAAGGACACGATTGATATGGCGCGGCAAATGTATGGGGATGCCGCCGAGTGGAAGGACAAGGAGAAGCAGTTCAGGTTCAAGAATGGCGCGGTGCTCCACATGGCCTATCTGGAGAACGATGCCGACGCGATGAACTATCAGGGCTGGAGCCTCACGCGGGTCTATGTCGAGGAACTCACGCAGTACGCCAGCCCCACCGGGGTCTTCAAACTCTTTGCGACGCTGCGCACCACCAGCGGCGCGCGCTGCCAGTTCAGGGCCACCTGCAATCCCGGGGGCCCGGGCCATCATTGGGTGAAAAGTTGGGTGATCGACAACGGCGCTTACAAACCGGTGAAAGACCCCGAAACCAACCTCATAAGAATTTTTATCCCGGCAAAAATCACCGACAATCCGGCCCTCCTGAACAACGATCCCAAGTACATCAACCGCCTGAGGGCTGCCGGAAGTCCCGCCTTGGTCAAGGCATGGCTCGAAGGCGACTGGAACATCATCGAGGGCGCGTTCTTCCCGGAGTTCGACCCCACCCGGCACGTCATCACGCCCCCACGACTGCCGCTGCACTGGACGCGCTTCCGCTCGATGGACTGGGGATCAGCAAGTCCATTTTCGCTGGGCTGGTGGGCCGTCGTCCAAGAGGATTTTATTCATGACAAGCGGCGCATCCCGAAGAACGCCATCATCCGATACCGCGAGTGGTATGGCTCCTCTGGGCCTAACAAGGGACTTCGACTTCCTGCTGATGCAGTCGCTAAGGAAGTTGTCCGTCGAGAAACCGACGCAAGAGGTTTCCGGGAGCCCATCGCCTACGGCATCCTCGACCCATCCGCTTTTCAAGTCGTCAGTGGTCCGAGCATTGGTGAGACATTTGCACGCCAAGGCGTGTTTTTCAGGCGTGCCGATAACTCGCGTGTATCGACGGCAAAACGGATGGGCGGCTGGGATCAGGTCCGCTGGAGGCTCAGGGGAGACGCCGACGGCGACCCGATGATCTTCTTCGTGGATCACTGCAAGGACGCCATCCGCACGCTGCCGATGCAGCAACACGATGAAAATCGTCCCGAAGACTTGGACACCGAGGGCGAGGATCATGCCGTCGATGATATCCGCTATGCGTGCATGAGCCGCCCGTTCGGGGCCCGCGTCGAGGAGAGCGAGGACCTGAACCCGTTGCTCGTGGCGAATGCTTTCAAGCTCGACGAACTCCACTGAACGGGTGTATGCGTCGAAGCGGAGCAACATTTACGAGGGGGCAACGATGATGGGCGACGTAAGGTCACAAACTCTTGGAAGCGTTGGCGCAATGCGCGTGCGGGAGAGCTTCAACCCGTCGAAAGACAACGTTGTGGACAAGATCAAACGCTACACCGCCGACCTGATCGACCTGTGCGAGGACCTGAAGGCTCTCGATCCCCGCCTCGCATCCATTGCCCAGACCACCTACGAAGAAGCGGCGATGTGGGCCGTAAAAGCTGCCACCGCCGAGAAGAAATCAACCTAAACCGCAGGCGCTGAAGCGGGTGCTGATGTTCTGTCCACTCGTGCCGAACACCGAGCGGACCGTCCGATAGCCGAAGCGACGACGCCTGCGGCCCCCCAGAGGGCCCGATGGCTGAAACCAGCTACACCAAAGGCGAGGAACGCCCTCCCGGCGCGAACCATCTCGTCTCGCCCGAGGCCCAGAGGCCCGACGCCCCTGAAGTCGCCCCGGGCGAGCCACAAGATGTAGATACGTCTTTCTGGGAACGGGCCCTCGCCGATTGCGAACGCGCCGAACGCGACTGGCGCACCCGTGGCCGGGACATCGTGCAGATTTACCGGGGCGATATCCCGATCACCCGCCCCAAAATGGGCCGGACGGGGCGCACCACCGGTTACAGCGGCGGCCAGAACTCCTCAGTCTTCAACATCTTGTACGCCAATACCGAAGTGATGCTTCCGGCGGCCTACAGCAAACCGCCCGATCCCGTCGTGAAGTCCCGCTTCGTCAAAAAGTCAGCGGTCCCGGCGATGCCGCCGCCGATGCCGATGCCGTTCATGCTGCCGCCCGAAATGGGGCCCCCGGGCCCCGGCGGCGGACTGCCTCCGGGAATGATGCCTCCGCCGGGCGGCAACGGCCCTGCCGTTGAAGCCCCTCCGGGCGCGGGCCCGCCGGGCGTGCCGGGACAGCCGCCGGGTCCTCCGATGGGGGGCCCCGGTGCGCCGCCTCCGCCGCCCGGGGGCCCGATGCCCCTGCCGCAGCCCCAACCCGTTCCACCTCCCGGCAGCCTTCAACAAGGCCCGATGTTGCAGCCCCCTGCCCAAATGGGCCTGCCGCCGGGAGCGGGGCCCCAGCCAGCCCAGCCGCCTCTTGGCGGGGCCCCACCCCCTCCACCCGTCGATGGGCCTCCGGGCCTGCCGCAAATCGCTGCGCAGCAGCCGATAGGGCCCCAGACGGTCCCCCAGCCCGCGCCGATGCCGCTCGGGATGCCGAGCCAGCAGGACATCGACACTGCCGCTGCCGTCATGGAGAAGGCGCTGGAAATCGTCGTCGGCGACGAGGCCAGCCACGACGCGGTGAAAGCCGCCGTCCGGGACATGCTGCTGCCGGGACGCGGCGTGTGCCGTGTGCGCTGGAAGCCAGTTCTCAAGCAAATCCCCGTCGAGGACCCGGTGATGGGCGGTCCCCTCACCAACCCGATGACCGGCGAGCCCGAGATGAAGGACGCCAAAATCTGGGAGACGGTGGACGACGAATATGTGTTCTGGGAGGATATTCTTATCGACCCGGTGCGCCAGCACGGCGATGTCGAGTGGATCGCCTTCCGGCACCTGTTTGCCGAAAAGGCCCTCATGTCGGAGTTCGGCGACAGCGAGAAGCTCCAGCAGTACCAGAAGGCCGGGAAGCTCAGCGAGCTTCTGAAGTGGACCGAGGAGAGCGCCGCCAAAAGCCCCCCGTCAGGCGGCGCTGCGCCGAAGACCGCAGGCAAGCTGGACAGCGTCGTTCGTAAAGCGATGGTCTGGGAAATCTGGAACCGCAGCACGCGCGAAATCATCTGGCTCATTCGCGAGGGCGGCGGCTGCGCGCTGCGGGTGGACCCTGATGTCCTTGGCCTCGGCGGCTTCTACCCGATCCCCAAGCCAATCTGCGCCGTTGTCACCACCGACAGCATGATCCCGAAGGCATTCTATGACCTCTACGCGCATCTCGCCGCCGATCTTGACGACACCAGCCGCCGGATCAGCGACCTCACCGCCAAGATCAAGGTTCGTGGTGGCTACAACGCGGCGAACAAGGATATTGCGAACCTTCTCACCGCCGACGACGGCAAGCTGCTTCCTGTTGATGGCGTTGATCTTATGTCGGGGGGCCTTCAGAACCACATCTGGCTGGTTCCGATCCTCGAATGGGTGAACGCGCTCAAAGAACTCTACATGAGCCGCGACCAGCAGAAGAACGCGATCTACGAAATCATCGGCATCGCCGACATCATTCGCGGCGCGACCAACCCTTACGAAACAGCCACCGCGCAGCGCATGAAAGGCACCGTCGGCTCTGGCCGGATGCAGGGCGTGAAAACCGCCGTGGCCAATTTTGTCCGGGACCTGATGCGGCTGAAGGCCGACATCATCGCCAAGAACTTCGATGCCGAGACGCTCACCCGCATGACCGGCGAGGAATGCACCCCGGAGGTCATGAACATCCTCCGCAACGACTTCTCCCGGTTCTGCAACATCGACATCGAGACGGACAGCACCGTCGAGGCGGACGAAGCGACTGAAAAAGAAGCCAACGCACAGATCATGCAGGTGGTGGGCGGCACACTGACTGCCGCGCAGGGCCTTCTCCAGACGGCGATCCTTCCGCCGCCGTTGATTATCAACCTGACGCTCGAAATGATTAAGATGCTGCTGCATCCCGTGCGGCATTCAAGGGGCGTGGTTGACCTGATCGACGGCTATCAGGAAATGCTCGGGGCC